GATTAATTGGCTTGAATATGTTGAATTATCTATTTCTTGTATCATGTTCTCTAAATGTTCCTTTTTATAGTGTTTAAACCCTCAAATTACCCCTATTTTTTAACAATTAGAGTTCTTATGGGATTATTACTCGTTTTAAAGCCACAATGCCTTAAAAGCAGTTTAAATGATATTACTTACCTTTAGATGAATCTATCAGTAGTTCTATGTAGTGTTTAGCTTTTAACAAGTCCTGAACACCACCCTTCTCTTTAAATCGTAAAATATACTTTATGATATTTCCTTCTACAAATCCAATATTATTTTTGATGATAAATTCTACTGGAGAAATCTTATATTTAAGGTAGTGATTCCCACCGATTTGTTTTTTAAATGACTTCATAGACTGTTCTTCCATTAGCTTTAAATGCTCTTAAATACATTTTACGATTATTACTTTTATTGTATGAGATATGAACCCACCCAGAATTAGCTTTATCTTTTTCCCAGAACTCTAATATGACTTGATCGTATTCTAAATTATTAACTACCCAATCAGCAAGTTCTTTATTAGGAACTCCTAAGACTTCACAATCAACTGCCATACCCAAACAATGTTGTGATGTAATAGAACTGCCTATGGCTTTGCAAAGTTCAGGTGATCTATAACCTGAAGTAATTTTTATATCGCCAAATTTATTTATAATTGGTTCAATAACTTCGTAGATTAATGTTTGAAGATTAAATAAAGATTGATCGTTAGGAATATTATTAATACCAAGTCTTGTAGCAGTCTCGCTAAACAGTAATTCTTTTAAACTAACTTGCCTATCCATTTGCCAGTAGCTGATAACACACAAGGTGCTAACTTTGGTTGAGAATCAATTATTAAACCAGTTCCAATTATAAATCTAGTTTTAAAATTCTTTGCGTATTCAAAAGCTAAAGATTTTTGATCTATTAAACAACCTACTTGCATACCCCAAAAAAGATTATCAGGATTAGCCCAGTATTCTATTTTAAACTTAGTATGAAAATGTCCTTGCACACAATTCATTCCATTTGTTTGTGATACTTTTAAAACATCTGCTGATCTACCATGAGTAAATAAGCATCTTTGTTTATTTGGTAAGGTAATTGTCAAATCATCTACCCACTTCCATTTTTTAGTTCCTAAAAATTCTCCATACTCTTTTAGATATGCTCTTGGCATACCATGTTTTAATGCACGTCTATAAACCATTGATGAATGATTAGAGTCTATTTCAATTAATTCTGGGAAGATTGATTCAAGTTCTTTTACATAATCTTTTGCTCTTACAAGTTCATGTCCAGCAGAAAATAAATCTGGGTTTGAATCGTGGAATGAAAGTGCGTGACTATCAAGTAAATCACCTATGCTCATTACAAATGTAGGTTTATATTCCTTCTTTAGTTCTTTAAGAAAATCTATGGCATCACTTCTTTGGTAGGGCAAATGCATATCGCTGAGAATTAAGATTCTTCTAGTGTCCATAACTAACTGTTAGTTGTATTCGGCTTTTTAAGCAATACTTACTTAGCAAGAAATATTGTAATTAAAGCTAACGATAAAGCACCAAGCCCACAAAGAATAGACCAAAACAAAGATTCTACTTTTTTCTCCAGCTTATAAACTGAACAACCTAGTATTTTGATTTCTCTTTTAATTCCTGTGATATGCCCTTTAAATGTAAGAGATTGAATTTCGTCTGTATTCTTTTTTGTCATTGTCTTTATCAGTACATTTGCAAGACTTCAAAAGACAACAACCATTTGCTAGTTTGTAAATGCACATTAATTTTGTGCAATCTGTTTATCAAACAATTATGCTCAGATAAAGTTATTTTTTTGTGTAAAACTGTTCTACGTTCTTAGCATAGTCTTTCCAAAATGTTTTAACATCTTCAAAAGCATCTGCATAAAACTTAGACCAGTAGTTCTTAATGTCAGAATAGTTTAACATTGAGTTCTCCTTTGTGTAAAAGTTATTTTCTTCAGTCGTATAAACCATTTGCGTTATATAATGGTGCAACGCAATATAATCAAGTCTATTTTTTTAAATGTTCTTTAACTGATTCAATAATGTACTTAGCAATAGACCACTTCCATTCTGAGTACAAACCGATTATCAGTCCAATTATAAAATATATCATTTAACCTTATTAAAGTATTCTAAACATTCTGCAATAGTTTGTTGTCTAATATACTCATCTCTTATTTCTTGTGATGTAGGTTGTGGTAAAGGTGAATCCCATCTATCTATAATAAATTCACCAGCAGAAGTTAAATCATAACTTGCGTCAGGTGCTAAGGATTTCATTACTGTATTAATACCCCAAGCAAAACCATTTTCATTAGTGTATCTTTTTATAGTTGCTTCAATAGATAGTTTTCTAACTGTCATAATATGAGTTCAGTTAAAGATTTGTTATTACCAACAGTTCCTTTGATAAACACATTAAAAGCAAGACTAATTCTAGTGTTATCTCCTTCTTTAGTTTCTACCATGTGAGTTAATGATGAAGGGAATAGTATTATATCTCCAGTCTTTACAGAAAACCACCAAGATTCTGAGTTCCATAAATTCCAATCTTTTATTTCTAATTTTAATGTTTTGTAACTTTCATTAAAGAATTTAATTTTATCATGTTCTTTATGGCAATTAATATAGAACACTCCTGATACTAATGAATTTGGGTGTTGGTGTTTATGATGATATTGATTTTTTTCAGTATAGTTTAACCAAGATTGTGTAATGTAGGGTGTGATTTTATTAGCTGGAGAAATAACCTTATCAAAATAATCTTTTACTTTTAAATCTAATTCTTTTTTAATATTAGCAAAAGGTTTTTCATTAAGAATATAATTATTGTTTGTTGTTATATTGCCTTCATTTTTATAGAAATCTTTTTTTTGTTTATCTACAAACTTTAATTCTAGGGGTGTTAATTTTCTATCTATTTTAGATATGTAAATAGGTGTTGGGAATATACTATTAATTGTTGCTTCCACTTTCCTTCCTTTCGTTTTAAATTATACTTCTACTATATCCCAAGTCAATGTTGATTCATTCCAAGTATATCTGTTATCATCTATTGGCATAGCAACTGGTGAATTCCAAATACAAGTATCTTCGTTTAATATCCAAGAGTTAAAAGGTTTTGGTGGTATAAAAGCATCTATTGTTTCATCATAAGTATAACCTATTCCTGCATGATTTTTTCTTAAAGGTGTTCCACCAGAAGAATGAACTCCACCATGTGTATTATAAGATGTTTGTTTCCATACTGGATAACCAGTTAATTTTGTTAAAAAATCAATTCCATTAACTTCTTGTTCAATTCCATTAGAATCTTTTAATACGTTATTATGTACAGAAAGAACTTCTATTACTTTTGAATTTAATCCTATTTTTGCAAAACTAGCCATTATGTTGTGTAACTCCCTGAACCATTAAATTGCATTATTGTATTACTACCAGATGTTGTAACTGTTGGAGAACCAGTTGATGTAGAAGAATAATTTGCAGTTGGTACACTTAATATAACAACTCCTTTACCACCAGCAGCAGCAGTACCATTACTTCCTCCTCCTCCTCCTCCAGTATTAGCTGTTCCTGCTGAACCTGATGGTTGTCCAGCATTTCCTCCACCACCTGCCCCACCAGCACCTTGACCAGTAGGTAAATTTGCACTTCCACCACCTCCACCTGCTCTTGTAACTGAAGAACCTGTTATTGATGAAGCTGTACCAGAACCACCAGCACCACCACTTGCTGAAGTGTGATTTGCACCATTAGCAGAAGCACCACCACCTCCTCCAAAACAACTATATACAGTTGCGTCAGTTCCACCATTTCCACCATTATTACCTTGTGATGGAGATGTACTTGGAGTATTTCCAGTTCCACCATTTGCTGTTCCAGTTGTTGATGGTGAACCAGCACCTCCTCCTGAACCTCCATCTATTCCAGTATTATTTGGACTTGTAGTTTGTGATCCAGCACCTCCACCTCCATTTGAAGTAATAGTTGTTAATCCTGAACCTGATATTGATGAATTGCTACCACTAGAACCTCTAGTTAGTCCAGGGTGACTTCCAGCAGCACCACCATCTCCTACTGTTACTGTAATTACTGTTCCACCTGTTACTGTTTGAGTTGATGTTCTATAACCTCCAGCACCTCCACCTCCACTAGAACTTCCACCTCCTCCAGCTATAACTAAAAAATCTATTGCATAAGGTAAAGTATCTATTGATTGAGAACCATAATTTGAAGCAGAAGTAGAAACCCAACCTTGTGTAGAATCTACATAAACCAAAGTTACAGCTTCTCTATTTGTATTTAATCCTTTGTTTGCAACAACTCCATTAATTTTATTTGAGTTAGCACCTAATGTAAGTGCGTTAGTAGCAAAAGTTCCTGCGTAATCTACTATTTGAACATAATCTCCAACAGATGGAGAAGCAGGAAGTGTTACTGTAAATGCAGATGAAGTTGTATTGCAAGGATAACCTCTACCACTTACAGCAGTAAAACCAGTTGTTTGAACTGACTGCCAAGATGTTCCAGCAGAAATAGTTGTGAATGAAAGTACACCTGAACCATTAGTTACAAGTGCTTGTCCATTTGTTCCGTCAGTTGCAGGTAATGTAAAAGTTAAATCAGCAGATAAAGAAGCAGGTGCTTTTAATCCAATATAGTTAGAACCATTTGCAGTTAGTTCATTAAATCTTAATGCAGTATTATTTCCTAATATCATATTCACAGATGTTGTGTGAGCAGTATCAGTTAAAGTTAAAACAGTTCCAGTAGCTGTTGTAGAAATACCAGTAATTGTAACTGAAGAATCTAACCAATCAACTGTGTTTGATGTGTAGTTAATTGTTGCAAGAGATATTGAATCAGTACCATCATAGAATTTTAAAGTAGGAGAAGTTGCATTAGTTGTATCTAGCCAGATTTGACCAGCGACAGCACCAGTTGGTAAAGATGTTCCTGAATTTGTTGTTTGAATTGCTGAAAGTGCATTATTAAGATCAGAACGAAAAGAACTGAATCCTTGATTTGCTATATTATAATCGTGTTGTGCCATATTCTATCTAATATCCTTTAGCTAAGTAATCAAAAGTTTTACTAACTCCTGAACCAGCACTATTTTTAAATGCTACATTGAAACCATTAACAGTTTTACTTGAAATTGTAAAGTAATCTCCTGTGTTTAATCCTTGTGCTGTAATTCCTA